TAGCAGCCGTAGCAAACAACCCTATTTTTTGGTGCTCCCATGGACATTCAAGACAAACTTTGCCTCGCGGCATCGCTCTCGCTTCAGGCCTATCTGGGGGACATCCCCTCCACAACCAAGGTCGAGTGCCTGAAAACCTCAACAACAGCCTTCCTCCAGTTCTCCGAGCAGCAGACCACCGTGGTGTTCCGCGGTACACAGCAACTTCTTGACTGGAAATACAACCTGAGAGCCGTGCCGTATTGGTACAAAGGTCGCTGGTGTCACATGGGCTTCGCCTTCGCACACAAGTCAGTCTGGTCCGAGATAGAGCCATACATTGACATGGACAAGCCCATACTGTTCACGGGCCACTCCCTTGGCGCTGTACTGGCCGAGTACAGCGCTTGGGCCCTCGGCAGGCACGTAGATGCGTCCCTGATCACCTTCGGCAAGCCAAATGGCTTCCTGAAGAAAGCCAAGGCCCTTATGCCCTGGCTCAAGACCCAGATCTCCGTGTGTTCCGGTTCGGACCTCGTGGCCCGCGTACCACATTTCTGCTACGCGCCCGACGCCGGTCAGCAGATGCTTTATTTTGACAACACCCACGGAAGTGGTTTCTGGGATCCGGGGCACGATGCGTTAGTGAGAGACTGGCGTCCGCGGGACGCGGTCAGTGACCACTCCATGACTGGATACCACAGTCTAGTCCGGGACTACGTTCTGGAAAGAAACTGGGTCAACCCCAGATAAAGTAGTAGACGCCAGCCATATATATGCTAATCTCATGTGCATGGAACAAAAACACATTACCGCAAAAGACATGACATGCGCCTTCTTCCAGCAGCTATCACCCCGATTCCAGACATTGCTTCCCAACGTCTACCTAAAGCCGGCACCCGCTTTCGAGCTAGATATTATCGCCGTAAAAAAATCAAAGCTTTTATCAGAGATCGAGATCAAAGTGTCTCGGGAAAACTTCAAAGATGACTTTCGCAAGGCAGACATCCTTCATGGTAATAAGCACCGCGCACTTCGAGAGGGCAGGCTGCCACCTAATTACTTCTCTTTCCTCCTGCCCGACTACCTTGTTCACGAATGCCCTGTCCCTGCCTACTGCGGGCTCTACATCGCTCACTGGAACAAGGCTGGGGACAAGTTGCTCATCAGTGAGCGACGATTGCCAAGACTATTGCATAAGAGAACACTCACCACCGATCAAATAAATGACATCCGGGCCAAATCTTACGGCCGGATGTGGAACCTATATCTGGAGCAGCAATGAAAGTAACAACTACCATCTCAATTACCATAGAAGGCGGAGAAACCCCCACGGAGCGCGAGCTGAATATTATGGAGAACGCTATCCGAGACCTTCAAAACCTAGCAACGCCTAAAGACAAAGACAAAGACGAGGAAGAAAAATGAGCTTTACTGTGATCATAACAGCCATATCTGTTGGCTCCCTGCTGGTCTCAGCCTACTCACTGTGGACGGCGACCAAAACACTCGGATCTGCAAAGGTTTTGGACAAGCAGCTGGAGTTTATTGTGGGGGACATTGACCGCTACCACCAAAAAGGCATGAAGGACATCGCCTATGTGGAAACCCTCTGCAAAGCAGTAAACACTGACCTCACTCAAGCGGGGGTCGACCTCAACAAGCGCATTCGAAAGCTCGAGCAGAAGGATGGGCAAATCCAAAGCTGGATCAACACCTCCGTGGATTGCTTTGAGAACCAACAAGATCAAATCGATACCCTGAGCGTCCTAGTGCTCGGAAAACTAACTGGAGAGAAGAAAGATGGCTGAAGCAGCAGAAGGTTGGGCGATCGTGCAGGATGCACCAAGCCCTTTCCAAAACAAGGGCGAGCACCTAATCTTTGCACTAGTGGACAAGGGCAAAAGCCCGGACTTTTGGTGGACGGCCGACGACCCAGACATCATTATGCAGTTCCACAAAAAACACGCCGCGGTCCACTCAGCAGCACGGCTAAAAGGGGCCAAGGTAGTCCCGTTTGAACAGGCCCGCGCACAAATAGCCAAGCAGCAAGAAAAATTTTCGGCAGCAGGGAAAAAAAATGAGCAAAGTATCTAACCGATTATTTATAAAAATATCCAACGAGGAATTTAAACGACAGTGGGATGAAATATTCGGCAAACATAAACGCGATGAGATAGCCACGGACCACGGACCGGGGACCACAGAGCAAACAATCATCACAGGAGAAGAGAAGAACAATGAAAAGAAGTCCCGTTGTCGAGTGGATATTTAATACCGGGTGGGCACCAATAGCAGCGGTGGGGCTCATTATAGTCGTGTTCCTCGCAGGAAGTGCAGTGGGTTCCCGTTCAGCAAGAAACAGCATCAAAGAAGCAGCGGCGGTTGAACAAGTGACCGCGGCCGACGCGACAGAGTCCCCCAGTTTTGTTGTTATAGTAAATGGCACCGATTGTAGGGTCTCGTATTAAAATGGCTGAGAAAATAGACTTCACCAAGAAAGTGGTATTCGCTTCTGATTGCCCTGAGTGTGAATGTTGCGGAGAGCCGTGGTGCAAAGTGTGTGACGATCACTATGCAGACTGCTCGTGTCCTGGGCCTGATAGCGACGAAGAAGAGTGATAGGGAGCAACCATGATCGCATCATCCGCGTTTTGCATGGCACTGGCGATTTATTTTGAGGCTTCTGTTGAGTCATTCGAAGGTAAAGTAGCCGTGGCCTACGTTATCAGAAACAGGATGAACGACCGGCACTATTCAGACGACGCTTGTGATGTAGTTATGCAGGGGTCAGTTGATAGCCGCGGCAATCCGGTGCGGTACAGGTGCGCGTTTACGTTCTACTGCGATGGCAAGCCAGAAGTAATTGATAATGAAGTCCTGTTTCTACAATGCTTGTCAGCAGCACGACTAGTACTGACAGACGGTGCGATAGATGATCCTACGAATGGTTCAGTTAATTACCATGCAGACTACGTTAGCCCAAACTGGTCTGAGATGCAGCAAGTAGCCACTATTGGCACACATATGTTTTATGTTAGGAGATAAAAACGCAAATTTAACTTAGGAGAGCACTATGAAAAAATTAAAAATGGTTGTTAAAAGCGGTAAAAAAGTCCCTTCGTTTGCTGCGGACGGTGTAGGTAAAATGAAGCATGATGGCAAGGGAGGCAAAGGCAAGCACCGTATGCCAGATGGCCGCATTATGAAAGATTCCGCTCACAAAAAACTTAAAAAGTAAGGTAAGGGGTCGCGGGCGTGGTCGTGGTTGGAGTTGCGAGCGAGGCAAGGAACGCAGACCTGAACACTTTGCTGACTAATTCAGTCAATCTGGTCAAGGAACTGGAGGGGGAGCAACCATGAGTGAACACTTTACAGAGGCCGATTTAAGGCGAATCTTCCGGGAAGAACTAGCCAAGGCAAGGGAGAACAACAATGTATGAACCCGACCACTTCTGGTGCGAAGGGTGCGGCACCGATCGACCCTACGACGATGCCGTCAACGAAATCATCGACGGCGAAGCACTCTGCTACCGATGCAACCACCAACTCGAAAAAGAACTCACTCAAGGCTGCCCACAACAACCAATCACGGCCCCCGGACCAGATGGCAGGCTCGCCGCAGTGAACTCCGCGGCCAAAGAACTCCTCACCACGGCCGAGTCTACCCCATGCCAAAACAAGTGAAACCTTGGAAGAACTGTACCGGAAAACGTCTCTACAGCAGACCTACCGCCGAACGACAACGCAACAAACTCGAAGACCCAGACAGCGTCAAAATCATCTACTGCGCCGATTGCATGGGTTGCCATCTGGAGCCAGTCAAAACAGACACAGACGCATGAGCGGGCCCCCCGGATCTGAAATTTATTGCCCCATCTGCCAAAGATGGATCAGAGCATCAAACATCGACGAGGTCGCTCTCTGGAAGGATCACGGATATATTTTTGTGCACGACAACATAAATCACAGCCAAAGTGACATCAAGGCACTTGATGCTGGAATCAACTAGAGGGGTGGATTTTGAGCCAAATGTCAAAAACCCCACACGAAGACATGTGGGAAAACGGGAAAAAGCCAAACGATAGTGATTTCCATTCCCATTTGGAAAAACAGGGAAAATCCACATCAAATCCCCGGGGTTTTGGTGGGAAGAGAAAAAAGTTTATGTGTATAGGTGTGATTTCTATGACTTAAACATGTGTATGTGGGGGACCAGCGTAAGGGCTGGAGGCCACGTGGATCACGGCCCGGGGACATATTGGCCAAAGTAGGGGAAAATGCTATATACAGTATTCTCCAGAAAAAAAAAAAATGTTTTTTTTTTCAAAAGGGCGTAATAGGCGTAATGCCGTAATGAATCGCTGGAGACCACGAACGGCGGGGCTTGTGGCATTACGGCTACTCATACACCACTTTTTTGAGATGTAATGGAAAGTTTGGAGACAAGAGGTGAATCAAAACCCATAGTGTTATTTTACCTATTTTATTTTTATTAATTTATTCGGGAGAATATATTCTATATAGGGATTTTTCTCTGGAAAAGGATGCAAAAAACATGCCTAAAGTACATCGATACCACCCGAACCACCCACCACCCCCTTCGACCATATCCGAAGGGAAAAAGCTGGCCGTGCGCACCCGTCTGACCCCCAAGCAGGAAAAGTTCGCCCAGATCATGGCCTCCAAATATTACTTTGGGGAATGCTCAATTGTGGCCGCGGCGATCGAAGCAGGGTACACCAGAAAAAACGCCGAAAGTGGCGTCTCCGATCTGCTGAAACCTGAAAAGTGCCCACACGTAGTGGAGCGGATCAAGGAGCTTCGCGGCGAGCATTCCAAGAAGTATGGGATAACCTACGAAAAGCACATAAGGGACTTGCAGGTGATCCGTGACGCTGCAATGGCGGACAAGGCCTACTCAGCTGCTGTGTCCGCAGAATATCGCCGAGGGCAGGCTCAGGGGGACATCTACATAAACAAACTTGAAGTGCGAAAAGGAAATATCGACAGCATGTCGAGGGAGGAGGTACTTGCGGAACTCGAAAAGCTTGGAGTTAGATCAATTGCTACCTTGGAAGGAGAGTCCAGCCGGGTTGAAGATGCCGAAGACGCTGACTTCGAGGAAGTCGAGGACGAAGCCGGAGAGCTTGTTCTGGACAAAACGACTGAAGCCGACAGCAGCGAGCTTGATGCCTTTTTGGGATCTAAGTAGGGTTGAAGCCGACCAAGGAGCGGGCATTCCTGACGTGCTATTGGAAGATGGCCGGCACCGCCTCCAGTTTATCGAGCTAAAAGTTTTGAGCCGGGGGAATAAAGTAAAATTCCAGCCTAGCCAAGTGAGTTTCCTGACACAGCATGCTGGAGCCCTTTGCTGGATCCTGATTGAAAATTTAAAGAGTGACCCATACACATATTTATTGTATGGTGGTGGGGATGTTCGGAAATTACTGGAGCAGGGGGTCTTGCTTCCTGCTTTGCTGGTTTCCGCGGACTTAACAAAAATACTTAAATACATAGAGGATTACGAATAATGCTCCTTCTTATATGGCTTATCAAAAAACTAGAAAAAATAAATAACCCCGCATCAGTGGAAGAACACCTGCTTGAAATGGAAAAGCGCCAACACCAGCACCAGAAAAAAACCCCCCCGCCTGATCGAAAATAATTAACATACACATAAAAAAGAGTGTATAGTCCCTACTCAATTCAATTTTGTAGGGACTAACACCGTGCAAACCATAACAACCGATAGACCTCTAAATGTTTCCAAAATGTCCGGAAAGCTTGACGGTTTTCTGGCGATCAACACCAATACGGTTACTAATGAATTTTGTATCAAGATGAAAACAACCGACACAATTTGTGGTCAGTGTTATTCGCATAGAATGCTCAATACTTACAGGAAATCCTGCCAGCCTTCTTGGCAACATAACAGTGACAAGCTTTCTGCCAGACTTTTAACCGACTTTGAAATACCCTTTACCAATTCAGCGTATTTTCGCTTTCATGGCCACGGGGAGTTAATCAATAAAATTCATTATCAGAATTTTATAAAGATAGCCGAAAAAAATCCGGGCACCAGCTTTGCGCTCTGGACAAAGCGCAAGGATCTGGTCCGCGGAATAGTCCCGCCTAGAAATCTGATCCTGATTTACAGTAACCCGACGATTGATAAGGTGATGGACAAACCGCCGGCCGGATTTGATAAGGTATTTAATAATGTGGCTGTTCCCCATGATCTGGAAAATTGCACGGGCCAAAAATGCAAAAATTGTTTGCATTGCTACACTCGAGCCGGCGTCGACGTGATAATTGAGAGGGTGAAGTAATGAGAGCTCTTGTTAGTTTCAGAAAAGACAGAATGAGCCCTATTGATAGCACGTTTAATGTTGCGGGGGCTGGATATGACCACATAGAGAATATTGTTTCGCAGTATTCCGCAAGCAGAAAGGATCTGGTTTTATATGGTTACTGGAGCATTACTTTCAACCAGCAAAATCCGGATCTACGTAGCCTTGTATTGCGAAAGGGTATTGCCGG